GTTAAAGTATATCCAAGCGCATACGCAAATATGTGGGCTGCTAAAACGCAGAGACAAGGTAAATGTTAAATGTATACACAAGGTAATAATCCATTTAAAAAACGCATGGGTGATTTTAAACACTCTGATGCGCCAGATGCTAAAGGTAAATTTAAAAGCTTGTCAGCTTCAGGTTTAGCTAGTTGGATGATAAAGTCTCGTAAAGGTAACTTGTCAAGAATTATTAGTAGCTTAAATCAACAAGTAGTTTTTAACAGAAAGAAAAACCCTAGCTATGCAGCTAAGATGAAATGTGCTAGAAATAAAGCAATGAATAGATTAGGTAATGGCAAAAAGTAAAGTAAAAGGTGGAGGTACCAAAAAAGTATGTTTACCACTAGCTAAGGTTAGGGGCATGAGCAAGGCTCAAAAAGATAAAGTTGTAAGAGCTAAAGAATCAGCTGGTAGATCTGGTAAATATAAAAGATCAAGTTCTACTAATGTTAAAGGCGCTAGAAAAAAAGGTGCTACACTTAGAGACTGGTTTGAAAAAGAAAATTGGGTAAATGTTAAAACAGGTAAACCCTGTGGTGAATAAATAATATTATGTCAGTAAAATTAGTAAAGAAAAACATGGCTTGTAATAAGCCAAAGAAAACACCTTCACATCCCAAGAAGTCTCACGTTGTAAAAGCGTGTGCTAATGGTAAAGAAAAGATTATACGTTTTGGCGAACAAGGCGCTAGCACTGCTGGTAAGCCAAAGTCTGGAGAGTCTGCTAAAATGAAAGCAAAAAGAAAATCCTTTAAAGCCCGTCATAGAAAAAACATAGCTAAAGGCAAAATGTCTGCGGCTTACTGGGCTGATAAGGTTAAATGGTAAATAATAACAATAACAATAAAAAAAATGAATAAAGCAACTAATTACGATTATAAAGAGGCTAAAAATAAAAATTTAGACGCTTCAGCTAGATTACATTATTTAGAAAACGCTCGTCACAATGTTGATAGTAGAGCTGCAGTTAAAATGATGGGTGAGTCTCCAGCAAAATTAGAGTCTGCTGCTCAAGAGAAAAAAGACTTAATGATGGATATGCCAATAGACAAAAGAGCCGCAGCTAAAATGGCTAAGTCTCCAATGGAAATGGCTGGAAAAGATTCTGCTATGAAAATGGCTGGTAAATCTCCAATGGAAATGGCAGGTAAGTCTCCTATGAAAATGGGTGGATCTTGGATGTCTAAGCATAGTTCACCAGCTAAAATGTACGGAAAGAAAAAGTAATATGGCTTTTAAAATGAAACCATGTTCGGTTATAATTGACAACACTCCAATATATACACAAAAATTGGAAGAGGGAGTCATGGCAGAGGCTAATAGAAATGGTTCTATACTTCTATCCAAAAACTTAACTGGCAAGGACATTAAAAAAGCTGTTGCTCATGAGAAAGTTCATCTTGACCAAATGGAAAGAGGAGATCTTGATTATGATAATAACTATGTATATTGGAAAGGTAAAAAGTATTCTAGAGATAAAATGAAAGAAGGAGCTAAGAATTTACCTTGGGAAAAAGAAGCATATATTAAAACATCATGAGTAAATTATTACAATTTTTAAGTGGCGGCGTAGTCAAGCAAGTTGGCGAAGTGCTAGACAACTTAACTACATCAAAAGAAGAGAAGCTAAATGCTCAAAAAGCTATTAAAGAAATACTTTTAAAAGCAGATAGTGAAGCTCAACAACAAGTTACCAAAAGATGGGAGTTTGATATGAAGTCTGATAGCTTTTTATCAAAAAACATAAGACCATTGATTATTGTTTATTTAACAGTTATCTTTACATTGTGTGCTTTCTTTGATGGTAACATAGGTGGTTTTACAATAGAACCGACTTATATACCTATCTTTCAATCACTACTAGTAACCGTGTACGGTGCGTACTTTGTTGGTAGAACGTGGGAAAAAGGTAAAAATATAGGTAATAATAAAAACAAATGAAAACAATTAAATTAAATAAAATGGAAGAAAATAGCAAAATAACCCCGGAAGAGCTTAAGCAAGTTACTGAGCTTAATAACAAAATGGTACAGATCCAAGGAGAGATTGGCGCTGGTGAGCTGCGCAAAGCAGACCTAGTAACAATGTTCTCTAAAGAGTCTGAGCAAATGGAAGTTATTAAAAAAGAGCTTGAAGACAAATATGGTAAGGTTAACATCGATTTAAAAGATGGATCTTACGAGCTAATTCCTGAGGAAGATAATGACTAATGTAATCAGAAAAATAAGTATAGGTTCTGATTATAAAAACGAAGCAATGCACTACGCAGTCGGTCAACAAGTATATGGGGGGCATGAAATCTCCCATATACTACACGACGAAGCTAAAGATTCTTATAAGATCTACATTAAAAAAAATCAAGAGGTAATGCCTTGGAAAAACTTTAATTCTAACATGGCTGTATCAATAGAGTATGATTTAGAATATTAAATGAAAAGCTTATTTGATTTTATTGTAGAGCCGTTAAATGGTAAATACAATAGTGAAATAAAACTAAGTGACAAAAGCCTTGTAACTAACGTTGATTTAGATAATTTTAGAGCAGTTAGCAATATGGCTAAAGTTATTTCAACGCCACTTGCTTATAAAACTAAAATATCTGAAGGTGATATTATAATAATACACCACAATGTTTTTAGAACATTTAGAGATATAAGAGGTAAGCAAAAAACAAGTAGATCAAAGTTTACAGAAAACTTATATTTTGTTGCAATGGACCAGGTCTATATGTACAAAAACAAAAAAAATTGGAACACATTTAACAATAGATGTTTTGTAAAACCGCTTTTAAGTGATAACGATCTAACGTTAGATAAAGAGCGCGAGCTTATTGGTATATTAAAATACGGTAATAGTTCCTTAGAAGCTCTTAAAATCACTCCAGGAGATGTGGTTGGTTACACGCCAGGTGGTGAGTATGAATTTTTCATAGACGGAGAGCGATTATATTGTATGAAATCAAATGATATTGTAATTAAGTATGAGCAACAAGGAAACGAAATTGAGTATAATCCGAGCTGGGCGAAAAGCAGTTGAAGAATTAATAAAGGTAGCGCAAGAAAAGATTGTTGACTCAGGAGATGATATATCAGCTGACAGACTTAAAAACGCTGCCGCTACAAAAAAGTTAGCAATATTTGATGCTTTTGAAATTCTTACAAGAATACAAGAAGAAGAAGATATGTTAAACCATAAGCCTAAAGAAGAAGTTAAAGAAAAAACTTTTAAAGGCTTTGCTGAAGGAAGATCTAAGTAATGTATCAGCAAACTCTATATAAAATACTAGACAACCACATAAAACCTAAAGTTTTAAAAAGAACTAATAGATATGCAAAGTGGGAGTACGGTTACAATGAAGAACATGACGTAGTTATAATAAGTAAAACAGGTAAGATCGGTGAAATATACGAAATACAAGGTTTGAAAATAGCTCTACCAAAAGAAGAAAAGCCTCATGTTTTTGATGGTAATACCTGGGAATACTCAGAATATCCTAAAGAATTAAAAAAAATAAAATCTGTATTTGACTGGGAAGAATATCCTAGCGAGTTTAAAGAAAAATGGTACGGTTACATAGATGATGAATTTAAAAAACGCGAAGAAGGCTTTTGGTTTATTAACAAAGATAAGCCTATATATATTACTGGTACTCACTATATGTACCTGCAATGGAGTAAGATTGACGTTGGCCACCCCAATTTTCGTGAATCGAACAGATTGTTCTACATATTCTGGGAAGCTTGTAGGGCCGATAGAAGAAGCTATGGCATGTGCTACCTTAAAAACAGACGGAGTGGATTCTCATTTATGGCATCAGGTGAAACAGTCAACGCTGCGACAATATCGACAGACTCCAGATTTGGTATATTATCAAAGTCAGGACCAGATGCTAAAAAGATGTTCACTGATAAAGTTGTTCCAATATCAGTTAACTACCCGTTCTTTTTTAAACCAATACAAGATGGAATGGATCGGCCAAAAACGGAACTGGCTTATAGAGTACCAGCGACAAAGTTCACAAGAAAAAAGCTGGACAATAACGAAAAGCTTAAAGAAATATCCGGACTTGATACAACCATAGACTGGAAAAACACAGGTGATAACTCTTATGATGGTGAAAAGCTAAAGCTTTTAGTCCACGACGAATCAGGTAAATGGGAAAAGCCTACTAACATACTAAACAACTGGAGAATTACTAAAACGTGTTTGCGTTTAGGTAGCAGAATAATAGGTAAGTGTATGATGGGTTCAACATCAAACTCTTTAGATAAAGGAGGTGAAAACTTCAAAAAAATATACTACAACTCAGATGTAGAAAAAAGAAACGCTAATGGTCAAACAAGCTCAGGCTTGTATTCTTTGTTTATACCAATGGAGTGGAACTATGAAGGTTTTATAGATAGGTACGGTCATCCAGTATTTGATACACCAGAAGAACCAGTTGATGACAACTTTGGTGAAAAGATAACACAAGGTGTTATAGATCACTGGAATAACGAAGTAGAAGGATTAAAGCAAGATCAAGACGGGTTAAACGAATATTACAGGCAGTTTCCAAGAACAGAGGAACACGCTTTTAGAGACGAAGCAAAAGAGTCTTTATTTAACCTTACTAAAATATACGAGCAGATAGATTATAACGTAGAAATAAATAATTCTTCTGCAGTAACAAAAGGAAGTTTTCAATGGGAAAACGGAACCAAAGACACAAGAGTAATATTTGTACCTAATAAAGACGGAAGGTTTAATATATCTTGGGTACCACAAATAGAATTACAAAATAGAGTAATTATAAAAAACGGTAGTAAACACCCTGGAAATGAACACGTTGGAGCTTTTGGTTGTGATAGTTATGATATATCAGGCACTGTAGACGGTAGAGGTTCTAATGGTGCTTTACATGGTCTTACTAAGTTTAGTATGGAAAACGCACCGGCTAATCATTTCTTTTTAGAATATATAGCTAGACCACAAACTGCAGAAATATTCTTTGAAGATGTTTTAATGGCTTGTATTTTTTACGGTATGCCTATATTAGCAGAGAATAACAAACCAAGACTTTTATATCATTTTAAAAGAAGAGGTTATAGAGGTTACTCAATGAACAGGCCAGATAAAGTTTGGAACAAACTATCAGCCACAGAAAGAGAAATAGGTGGTATACCTAATACCAGCGAAGATATTAAGCAAGCTCACGCAGCTGCTATAGAAACATATATAAATACACATGTTGGTATACTAGAAACTGGATACGGAGATATGTATTTTCAAAGAACTTTAAATGATTGGGCTAAGTTTAATGTTAATAACAGAACAAAGCATGATGCGTCTATAAGTTCTGGATTAGCTTTAATGGCTTGTAACAAAAACAGATATATACCTGTTGCGAAAAAAGAACGTAAATCTATAGATTTAGGTATAAAAAGATATAATAATAGTGGAAACATTTCAAAAATACTTTAATAAATGAGGATCCAAACTAATACAAACAGCTCTTTTCCTAGCCAAGTGGTTAGCAATGAAGAAAAAGCAAGCTTAGACTACGGTATTCAAGTAGGTAGAGCTATAGAAGGGGAATGGTTTCAAGAAGGAAGATCAGGAAATAGATATGCTCAAGCGTACAGTAATTTTCACCAACTAAGATTATATGCTAGAGGAGAGCAGTCAATACAAAAATATAAAGACGAATTATCTATAAATGGTGATTTGTCTTATTTAAATTTAGACTGGAAACCAGTTGCTGTTGTATCTAAGTTTGTTGATATTGTAGTTAATGGGATGTCAGACAAAGGATATCAAATAAGCACAGTGGCACAAGATCCATATTCTGTACAAGAAAAAACAAAATATGCTGAAGCTGTTTTAAGAGATATAAATTTAAAACCAGTTCTTACTGAATTTAAAGAAAATCTTAATGTAGATATATTTAACACTTCTAATCCAGAAGAGTTACCTGCTAGTAAAGAAGAATTAGATCTTTATATGCAAATGAACTTTAAACAGCAGGTTGAAATTGCAGAAGAAGAAGTTATTAATAACGTTTTAAAGTTAAACAAGTATGATGAAATAAAAAGAAGGTTAGCATATGATTTAACTGTTTTAGGAATAGGTGCTTGTAAAACACAGTTTAATAAAACAGAAGGAATAACAATAGATTATGTAGATCCTTCTTATATGGTTTATTCTTATACAGAAGATCCAAACTTTGAAGATGTTTATTATATAGGAGAAGTAAAGTCTATAACTATACCTGAACTTAAAAAACAATATCCTGACATACCTAAAGAAGAATTATTAAGGATACAACAAATGCCTGGTAATTCTCAGTATATAACAGGTTGGGGTAATTATGATGAAAACACTGTGCAGGTAATGTACTTTGAATATAAAACATATCATAATCAAGTTTTTAAAATAAAGAAAACAGACCAAGGTCTTGAAAAAGCACTAGTAAAAGATGATGATTTTAATCCGCCTCCAAGTGATAACTTTGATGTAGTAACAAGAACAATTGAAGTATTATATACAGGAGCTAAAGTTTTAGGTAATAACTACATGCTAGAGTGGAAACTTGCTGAAAACATGACTAGGCCATATGCTGATACTACGAGAGTTAAAATGAACTATTGTATATCTGCGCCAAGAATATATAAAGGTCGTATTGAATCTATTGTTAGTAAAATAACTGGATTTGCTGATATGATACAGCTTACACATCTTAAGCTACAACAAGTTATGTCTAGAATAGTACCTGATGGTGTTTTCTTAGATATGGATGGTTTAGCAGAAGTTGATTTAGGTAATGGAACTAATTACAACCCCGCTGAAGCTTTAAACATGTATTTTCAAACAGGTTCTATAGTTGGTAGATCACTTACTCAAGAAGGTGGTATGAATCCAGGTAAAGTGCCTATTTCAGAATTATCTTCATCATCTGGTCAAGCTAAAATTCAAAGCTTAATAGGAACGTATCAATATTACTTACAAATGATACGCGACGTAACTGGATTAAATGAAGCTAGAGACGGTAGTATGCCAGATAAAGACGCTTTAGTTGGTTTACAAAAAATGGCAGCAAACGCTTCAAACGTTGCAACAAGACATTTGTTAGACTCTTTATTGTTTATAGGTTTAAGAACTTGTGAAAATATAAGTTTAAAAGCAGCTGATTTAATAAAACACCCGTTAACTAGAGAATCATTAAAAAATTCAATTAGCACATTTAATACTAAAACTTTAGAAGAGCTTATTAATTTACAAATACACGATTTTGGTATTTACTTAGAGCTAGAACCTGAAGAAGAAGAAAAAGCTAAGCTTGAACAAAATATACAAGTTGCTTTAAAAACTCAATCAATAGATTTAGCTGACGCTATAGATATTAGAGAAATAAACAATATTAAATTAGCTAATCAGTTTTTAAAATTAAAGCAAAGCCAAAGGCAAAAACAAAAGCAAGAAGCTGCTCAACAAAATATTCAAGCTCAAGCACAAGCAAACGCTCAAGCTTCAGAAGCCTCAGCAATGGCTGAAGTACAAAAACAACAAGCTTTAACTCAAGAAAAAGTTAATATAGAACAAGCTAAGTCTCAATTTGAAATACAAAGACTACAAACAGAAGCTCAAATAAAAAGAGAGCTTATGGCTGAAGAGTTTAAATATCAAATGGAATTAGCAAAAGCCAGAGCGGGAGTTGAATCAGATAGAGAAAAACAAATAGAAGATCGTAAAGATCAAAGAACAAGAATACAAGGAACGCAACAATCAGAAATGATTGACCAAAGAAAAAATGATTTATTACCTATTAACTTCGAGTCAGAAGGTAATGATGAGTTAGGTGGGTTTGATTTAGGTTCGTTAGGTCCTGAATAAACTTTTTATTTATTTAATTATATTATATTATGTCAGAAACAGTAAAGCAAGAAGGCGACTTTAAAATAAAGAAGTCTAAAAGAAGGATGAAAAACTTAAACAAGACCGATGAGGTTATAAAAGTTGATTTGTCAAAACCTCAAGATGAGGTAAAAAAAGAAGAAGAAGTAACTAAAGTGGTTATACCTTCTGAACCAAAAGTTGAAAACAATGCCGATACAGAGCAAGAAACAACAGAAGTGGTTGCAGATAAACCAACCGAAGTTGTACAAGAAGTGGGTGAACAAGTATCACCAGGGGAAAGCACCGTTCAAGCTGAAGATTCAAAAGAAGAGTCATCAGTGCTCTTGCAAGAAATAACAGAAGAAGAAGTTGAAGAAGTAAAGCAAGAAGTTAAAGAAGCTAAAAAGCAATCTGAAGAAACAGGTAAACCTTTACCAGAAAATATTGAAAAGCTTGTTTCTTTTATGGAAGAGACAGGTGGAACTATAGAAGACTATGTGAGACTTAATGCTGATTACTCTAATGTTGATGATAATACATTGCTTAGAGAATATTATAAGCAAACAAAGCCACATTTAGATAGTGAAGAAGTAGACTTTCTTATGGAAGATTCTTTTTCATTTGATGAAGAACTAGAAGAGGAGCGAGAGATCCGCAAAAAGAAACTCGCAATGAAAGAAGAAATCGCAAAAGCAAAAAACTTTTTGGAAAGCACTAAGAGTAAATACTACGACGATATCAAGTTGAGACCCGGCGTAACTCAAGAGCAACAAAAAGCTATGGAGTTTTTCGATCGCTACACGAAGGAGCAGGAGACTGCGTCTAAGCAACATAATGATTTTGTAGAACAAACTAAAGACTATTTTAACTCTGATTTCAAAGGTTTTGATTTCAATGTAGGTCAAAAAAAGTTTAGGTATGGTGTTCAAGATCCAAATAAACTAGCTGATAAACAATCTAATATAACAAACCTAGTCGGGAAGTTCTTTGACAATCAAGGCAAAATAAAAGATTCAAAAGGTTATCATAAGGCTATTTATGCTGCTGAAAATGTAGACACTATTGCTAATCATTTTTACGAACAAGGAAAAGCCGACGCGGTCCGAGAGGTAGTCGATGGCTCGAAAAACCCAAGCGCAGAACCTAGAGCTACAGCTCAAACAAATGGTTTTGTTAATGGCATAAAGGCAAAAGTGATAGGCGGTAATTCAAATGATTCTTCAAAATTAACAATTAAGAAAATTAAAATTTAAAAATTAATAATTATGGCAGCAATTGCAGTGAGCCCAGTATTTGGCTCAATTACACCGTCGCAGGAGCAACAGCTTTTGGCGACTAACTACCTGGATTTTACAGGTGCTAATGGGAAAAACTTTTCTCAGCAGTACCTTCCAGAGATTTATGAACAAGAAGTAGAGCGTTACGGAAACAGGACTTTGTCTGGTTTCTTACGCATGGTTGGAGCAGAGATGCCAATGACTTCTGATCAAGTTATATGGTCTGAACAGAACCGTTTACACGTTTCTTACGAAAATGTATCTTGTACTTCTACTACAAACCTTAGAATCGCTCAATCAGCAACAGTTCAAGGCGTTATTTCAGCACTACAAACAATTGTAGTTATGGAGCCAGCAACTGGAGCAGAGTTAAAGTGTATTGTTGAAGCAGTAGTAGGTACTAGTGGTACTTCAGGTAACTATGACTTAACAGTTAGACCTTATACTCAAGCAACTCTTCACGGAGCTGTTGTAGACTTTACCGGTAAAACTAATCTTAAGATTTTTGTTTACGGTTCAGAATACGATAAAGGATCTAGCGATCTACGTGAAAAAAGCATCACGCCTGCTTTCACTCAGTACAACAACTCTCCTATTATTATTAGAGACAAGTATGTGATCAACGGATCAGATACAGCTCAAATTGGTTGGGTAGAAGTTGCTACAGAATCTGGAACTAGCGGATACTTGTGGTACATGAAGGCTGAAGCTGAAACACGCTTGCGCTTTGAAGACTACTTAGAAATGTCTGTTATTGAAGGTGAGCTTAAAGGAGCGAACGCTAACGCGGCTGTACCCAAAGGAACAGAAGGTCTATTTGCAGCTATCAAGTCACGCGGAAACGTTGTTACTGGATTTGCAGCGTTAACAGCTCAAGCTGATCAATTAGGTACTTTTGATAATGTTCTTAAAAACCTTGACACTCAAGGAGCTATTGAAGAAAACATGATGTTCTTAAACAGAGACATGTCTTTGGATATTGACGATATGCTTGCTGGAGTTTCTGCAGGTGCACAAGGTGGAACAGCTTATGGCTTGTTTGAGAATTCTGAAGAAATGGCGTTAAACTTAGGTTTCACAGGTTTCCGAAGAGGTTCTTATGACTTCTATAAGACTGATTGGAAATATCTTAACGATGCTTCAACTCGAGGTGGTGTTGCTAAGCCAAGTATTGATGGTGTTTTAGTTCCTGCTGGAACTTCTACTGTCTATGACCAGGTTTTAGGAACTAACATTCGTCGACCATTCTTGCACGTGCGTTACCGCGCTTCGCAAACTGATGACCGAAGAATGAAGTCTTGGTTGACTGGATCTGTTGGAGGAGCTTATACTTCTTCTTTAGACGCAATGGAAGTTAACTTCCTTTCTGAAAGATGTCTTGTTACTCAAGGTGCTAACAACTTTGTGTTGTTTAACGCAGCTTAATAAATAAGCAATTTTATTGTAATGGATCTGGCTGGGTTGAAATACACCCAGCTAATCCTTTACTTTTTTTAAAACTATTTAATTATATTATATCATGGCTAAAAAAGCTACAGCTAAAAAAGTTGAGGTTGCTCCTCAGGAATTACCAACACCACCAAAGGTGGTAGAAACACCAAGAATTAAAAAACCTTCTTGGGAAATAAAAGATAGAACATATCTACTTAAAGGACCTCATACTCCCGTTACTCACACTATACCATCAAGGCATAGTAGAAGATATCCATTACTTTGGTTTGACGAAGAAAATGGAGAGCAAAGAGAACTAAGATATGCAACTAATCAAAACTCTCCTTTTGTTGATGAACAAAGCGGTGAAGCAACATTAGGTCATATAACTTTTCGCGATGGAGTATTGTCAGTTTCTAGAGAATTACAAAATCTTCAAAAACTTTTGTCTTTATACCACCCTTTAAAAGGTAATAAATACACTGAGTTTGATTCGGCTGTAGAAGCAGTTGAAGATTTAGATGATTTAGAGCTTCAAATAGATGCTTTAAACGCGGCAAGAGAAATGGAAATAGAACAAGCAGAAGCAATAGTAAGGGTAGAACAAGGAACAAAAGTTTCTTCAATGAAGTCTTCAGAAATAAAAAGAGATCTTATGATGATGGCTAAAGAAAACCCTGTTTTATTTTTGAATCTTGCTAATGATGAAAACGTAGGTCTTAGAAACGTTGCTATTAAAGCTGTAGAAATGGGAATAATAAAATTATCTCAAGATCAAAGAAGTTTTCATTGGGGTTCTAATGATAGAAAACTAATGACAGTTCCTTTTGATGAAAACCCATACTCAGCTATGGCTGCATTTTTCAAAACAGACGAAGGCGTAGAAGTTTACAGATCTGTAGATAAAATGATAAAATAACATGTAATACTATATAGTAGATAGGTCACTCTTAATGAGTGGCCTAGCTATTATTTAAAAAAATATAAAAATGGCGGTAAATATAAACACAGTATATACTACAGTATTATACATACTGAATAAAGAACAGCGGGGATATATTCCACCGGCTGAGTTTAATAGTCTTGCTGTACAAGTTCAAAATGATATTTTTGATTCTTACTTTCCTGATGGAAACCAAGTAAACCGCTTAAATCAAAGTAACAGACAAAACGATACTGAGTTTTTTGATATGTTTAAAGATATATCATATAAACTCTTTCCTTTTGAAAAAGAAACAGCTTTTACCTGGAATGCTGCAAATACAGGTTTTATATACACTGGTACTAAAACAATATACAAGCTAGGAGAAATTATTGCAACAACTCCAGCTTCACAAACAGGTCAACCCGCTCAATACGAGTCAGTTGTACAATTAACTAGTAAAAGTGATTATACAGAAATTACAAAATCTAAGCTAACTGCGCCAACAGCTCAATATCCTATTTGCTTCACAACGCAAACAGCTGCTGCAATTGCGCCAGCAACAACCCCACAATTATTAATCAAAGTGTCTCCAGCTTCAGCTACGACAACTTTAGCCGTAAACTGCTTGTTTAAGCCAACTGACCCTTCTTGGGGTTTTACAGTAGGT